CGGCCATTCGTACCGTCTTCGCCGGATTCCGTGAGGTCAGCGGCGTCCAGGCGCTGGAGGCCGAGTGTCTGGCTGATGCTGCGATCACCGAAGACGTGGCGCGCGGCAAGCTGCTGGCGAAGCTGGCGGCGAGCGGGCAGCCGCTGGCCGGCGGCTTCAGCATCACGGACGTGGTGCCGGAGGAGGATAATCAGCGTCGCGCCCAGGTCAACGCGCTTCTGGCCCGTGCCGGTGTGTTGACCGGTGCAGAAGCCGAAACCGCGCGCAACGGCAACCCCTTCACGCACACCACGCTGTTGGCGCTCGCCGAGCGCTCGTTGATCCAGGCCGGTGTCCATACCCGTGGCATGGATCGTGAGCAGATTGCGCGCGGCGTCCTCGCTGTGCAGACCACCAGCGACTTCCCGGTTCTGCTGGAGAACGTGCTGCACCGGGTTCTGGTCGGGGCCTACAACCTGCAGCAGTTCACCTGGACCCGATTCTGCGCGACCGGCACGCTGTCCGACTACCGTCCGCATAGCCGCTACCACCTTTCCTCGTTCTCCGACCTGAAGCCGGTCAATGAAGCGGGCGAGTATGAGAACGGCGTGTTGGGCGACGGCGAGGCCGAGACGATCAAGGGCGCTCGCAAGGGGCGCATCCTGCAGATCACCCCGGAAGTGCTGGTGAACGACGACCTGGGCGCGTTCGTGCGTATCACCACGGCGCTGGGCCAGGCCGCCGGCCGCACGATCGAAAAGGACGTCTACGCCGTGCTGGCGCAGAACGATGGCATGGGCCCGACCATGAAGGATGGAAAAACCCTGTTCCATGCGGACCACGGCAACATCGCCACCGGCGCCACCGTGTCCGTGGATTCCTTCGACGCGATGCGTCAGCTGATGGCGCTGCAGAAGGATCCGGGTGGCAATGACTATTTGGATATCTCGCTGTCGCGCTTCCTGGGAACGGTCGCGATGCATGGCCGCGCGACCCTGGTGAACAACAGTGAGTACAACCCGGACGTGACTGGCCGGTTCCAGGTCAACAACACCTCCCGTGGCACCTTCAGCGACATCATCACGTCCCCGCGCCTGGGCACGGGTAAGGCCTGGTACGGCTTCGCCGATCCGAATGTGGAGCCGGTGATCGAAGTCGCGTTCCTCAATGGCGTGCAGACGCCGGTACTGGAGCAGGAGACCAACTACCGCACGGATGGTCTCAGCTGGAAGGTCGTCCACAAGTACGGCGTGGGCGCGGTGGGCTGGCGCGGCGCTTCCCGTAACCCGGGCGAGTAACCGGCTACCCGGCTGCGGCTTCCCCGCCGCAGCCGTTAGCTCCTACTTCATTCATGCAAGACGCCAACTGAGGACCATCATCATGGCGAAGAACTACAAATTTCCGGGTGCGGTGATCGACATCGTCGCGGCCTCCGACCTGGTCAGTGGTCAGGCGTCCATCGTCGGCCAACTGTTGGCCGTCGCATTGGTGGACATTCCGGCCGGCGGCAAGGGCAGTGCCCAGATCGAGGGTGTGTTCGAACTGCCGAAGCTCATCAGCGCCAACATTGCTGCGGGTGCTGGCCTGACCTGGGATGCCCAAGGCGGACGACTGATCGTCACCGGCGCCGATGCTGGCGACCTGGAGGGCTGCGCCGTGGCTATCGCTGCTGCTGGCAATGGCAGTGCAACCGTGCTTGCAAAGCTGATCCCGGGCTCGGGTTCGGTGAAGTCGGCGTAAGTCTTGGCCGGCACCGCTCACAGATGCCCGTGTGGCGTGAGCGGTGCCGGTTCTTCCACAGCGACAACGGGGGATCGCATGAGCGCCACCAGCACGCCGCGCGGCGTACGCAACAACAATCCTGGCAACATCGATCGCACCAGCACGCCGTGGCAGGGCGAGGATCGTTCCGCCGCTGCCATCGCCCGCGAGGGCCGGTTCTGTGTGTTCCTGACCCCGCAGGCCGGCTTCCGCGCCCTGGCAAAGACGCTGATCACTTACCAGCGCAAGCACGGCTTGCGTACGGTGAAGGAGATCATCAGCCGCTGGGCGCCGCCGGTGGAGAACAACACTTCGGCTTATGTGCAGGAAGTTGCCAAGGCGGTCGGGGTAAGCCCGAGCGAGGTCATCAGGCTGGACAACGCCGTGACGTTGGAACGGCTCGCTACCGCGATCGCCAAACACGAGAACGGCGGCATGTACTGGCGCGCGGATGTGATCGCCGCCGGCGTTGCTGAGGCCCTGAGCTGATGGTCGGGGGCGAGGTCAATGCGCATGCACCCTGGTGGGCGGCTGGCAGTGTAGTGGCCCTCTGGCTCCTGCGTGAGACTTGGACGGTTCTGCTCTCGCGCAGGAAGGAGCGCACCGAGACGGACGCCAACGTTGAACTCCTGAACGGGCTTGTCCGGCGTGTGGACTCGCTGGAGAGCAGCCTCACCGCAACCACAGAGAAGCTCATGGAAGAGATCAAGCTGCGCATGGCTGCTCAGGAGGAAGCGCACAGGCTGCGTCTGCGCATCATGTCCCTGGAAGCGGCGATGCGAAGCGTGGGCGCGATCATCCCTCCCGAAAGTCCGGTGGTGTCGGCATGATCCGCGCCCTCATCATCGCCGTCCTTCTGCTGCTGGGTGTCATTGTCTGGCAGCGTGGTTCGGTGTCCATCGCTCACCGTGCGGCCGACAAGGCTGTGGCGAGCCGTGACGCCATGCAGGGTGAGCGTGACGCTGCCCGAGCTGAGGCCGATGCCGCCTACGAAACCCTGAAGGTAGAGCGTGGCAGCGCCGCAGCAGCGAACAACCTGGCGTCCAAGTACGAAAAGGAAAAGAACGATGCACAGAAGGCGTCTGATCTCCTCGTCGCTGATCTTCGCGCTGGCAACCAGCGCCTGCACCAGCGTTGGCAAGCGTCCCTCGCCACCGCAGAGCTGTCCGCGGCCGCCGCTGCCGGCAGCCAGCCTGATGGTCGAGCCGACGACCGAATTGAAAGTGCGGGCCGAGCTATTGGCGCCGCCGCCCAGTGCGACGCCCAGGTGAGGGCGCTGCAGGCTTACGCGATGCTGTGTTCGGGAGGTGCGCGGTGAGCGAGGTCGACTTCCTCCGCGATCTGGATGGCACCTTGCACGCCGCCTTTGCGCTGGCGGGCATGGCGTCGCGAGGTCGGTACACGGCCAAGGATGGTCCGACCACCGAGGGCGTGCGCGCCTATGTGGAGCGCGACGTTGAGACCATCGGTGAACTGCGCCAGTTCAGGTCAGGCCGTGTGGAGATCGCGTACCTGCGTTCGGACGTAGCGCCTGACCAGGGCGATCGCTTCGAGTTGGTTTCGAGCGCGTTCGGTACTGAGGTCTTCGTCAACAGTAAGAAGATCAGCGATGACGGCTCGCAGAGCCGCTGGCTGGTGACACGTGGCTGACCTGGCAGAGCCGCTGTCGTGGCAGCTGGTGGAGTTCTTGGCTGCCCGCGTCCGCCTGATCTCGCGCAGCAGTGGCTTCCGCACCGACATCGGTGCGGGCGCCGTAATCATCGATGAAACCGAGATCGGCGAGGACAGCACCGAGCCAGCAACGATCATCTCGGTTCGCCAGCTTTCGCGCAGTGGTGGCGGTGTGGCCCAGTCCACCTCCGACGCGGCCATCACCATCGAGTTCGAAGTTCCGCGTGGCAGCGACGAGGCGAATCCCAGGCTGCTCGTTCACCGCGCGCGCCACGACCTGATCCGCGCCCTGACGTTCAAAGAGAAGTCGCTGCCGCTGGGGGTGACCAGTTTCGAGTTGCTGGAAACCCAGCTGGCGACCCTGGAGGACGATGCCGGGCATACCGCCGTAGTCGCTCAGATCACCGCGCGGGCTGGTCTGACCGAGACCTTTGAGCCCGTCCCCAACCTGTAGGAGAAGCACCACCATGGCACAGCCCAAAGTCCGCAAGTTCGCAGGCGATCTGCGTTTCTGGGAGCACGGCGCGAACGGCGCCCGCATTCCCGTCATCCCGGAGCCGGCTGACAAGTTCGGCAACCAGCCGCTGGAACAGTCGTCGCTGACGTTCAGCTACGAAGCTGGCGACTCGGTGGAGATCAAGAGCAAGCGCCGCGACGCGCGCTATCAGCAGATCATCCACAAGGATTCCAACCCCGGCGTCACCAGCGTCTCGATCACCGCGCTGGAAGTGCCGACAGCCATCCTGGCGCGCATGCTGTACGGCACGCTGGTGGCCACTCAGGTCGCCGCCGGCACCGCGACGGACGTTTCCGTGACTGTGGCTAGCGTGGACACGCCGGTGAAGCTGCCGCACAACTTCCTTCTGGCCGACCCGGAGCCGACGTTCAAGAAGGGTGCGGTCGACTTGGTCAAGGGCACGGATTACACCATCGACTCGGCTCATGGCCTGCTGATTCCGAAGTCCGGCGGCCAGCTGCAGGCGGGCGATACCGTCGTGGCGAACTACAAGTACGACGCATATCTGGACACCGCCATCAGCGGCGGCACCACGCCGAGCAAGTCCTTCCAGATCCTGGGCGACATGCAGGACCGCATCAGCGGCGACGAGGGCCTGCTGACCATCCCGAACGTCGACCTGACCGTAGATGGCGACGTGGACTGGTTCAGCGATGAGCCGATCCAGGTGACCCTGACCGGCCCGGTGATCTTCCAGGCCGGCGAGGCCGATCTCTACACGTTCAAGATCGCAGCGCAGTCGGCGGGCTGAACGAGCCGTTGACTTCGGCAAAGGGAGGGCGCCCGAACGGCGCCCTCCAAGCATGAATCAGGAAGGTTCAGTGGCGTCCAATCGCAACAACAACCTGCTCAAGTACTACGTCAGCGGTCGGCGGGCAAAGGGCTTCCACGGCCTCACCGACGTGGCTGGCGACGTGCTGAACCGGTACGACCTGTCAGTGCAGCGTGCCTTTGTTGGGCTGCAGCGCCGGGCCGGGCCGGCCACGGCGCAGGAGGTCCGCGCGTCCTACAACATCCGGGCGTCTGCTCTGCGAGGCAAGTACCGCGTGGAGACTGGCGAGCGTGGCTACAGCACGGGCAAGCGCGGCAAGGATGATTTCCTCTCCATCTGGGCGAGCACGCGGCAGTTCTCGTTGATCGAGTTCGATGGTCGTTGGGCTGGTCGGAGATCCAAGGGCGCTACGGCCAGCATCGGCCTGGGCGAATCGAAGACGTATGACGGCGCCTTCATCGCAACGATCAAGGGTCGCAAGGCCATCCGGGTGCGTAGC